TATTTGCAATAAGAAATTGAGTCGTCTTGCTCAACACCCCTACAGAAACAGTAGCTGCGCCAGCAGCGTTACTAGCTATAGCCACTCTTATTGTGACACCCAGTAGCTGTGAATTAGTTGGAATGACTCCGACATTGTAAGTAGTTGTTCCAGCGGCGACTTGTGCGTCAATCATAATAGATTGAGACATCACAACTCGACCTACGTTGGCAACATTTGTGCCTAAAGTAGTGCCCGTTGTGTCTTTAATTGTACCTGCCCGAATCGGGCCAGAAAAAGTTGTAGTACCCATGTTGATCTCCTGTCTGGGTTAAGTCAGCCACGGGATGTGACTGTCAGGGATGATTATACGATACAACAGGAAAAACAAAAAAGAAAGGGGCAACCGAAGTCGCCCCTTCCAAACTGACACCGACGAGTGCGTAGAATCCACTAGTACCCGCCATTAGCCGTTATTACGCTCCTGGTGACCCGTAGATACAACGTGGATCTGAGAACCCGAAGCTGTAACGCTCACGAGCCTTGAACCGCATGTTACCTGTGTCGAAATCACCTTCCATATTTGTGGAAAGTGGAGTCCGCTCAAAGTGGATCATTCCACGAGGAGCATCTGACATCACGAAGAAGTGGTCCGGATCAGTAAGGAAGTCGTTGACGGCGTAACCTTCAGGCAACATTCCCATTGAGCGGATCGCGTTAGTGTCGTTGTCTGCTGTGCCGACACGAAGGTTTGAAACCATCAAACGCTCCGCAATAAATTGCGACTGACGTGGGATGATCAGTTTGGTGCCGCGAAGAGCAACCTTCAAACCGCGTTCGTCAACAAACCCTGCAATGTTGATCAAAGCATCTTCAAGAGATGTTTCGTTCAAATCAGCAGCCGTCACTGGACGGTTGGCAAAAGTTCCACCGTTAGTTAGCGGGTGTGTAGTGGAACAAAGAGCAACTCCGTCGCCGCCAGCAGAAGCACCACCAGTGAAGGCGTTGTTAAGTACTGAAGCAGCTTTGACTTGCTTTGTGTGTGCCATTGAACGAGCCAACGCACGAGTATAACGTGAACCAAGACGATCATAGAGATTGTCTTCGATAGCTTCCTCAGTAATTGAGAATGCCAACGCTATTGTTTCGTGGTTGTAACGAGCAGTATATGCTTCGTTAGCGTCGTCAAAGTTGACAGCAGAACCCTCAGACTTAGTGGGTGCTGCGCCGAATCCGGACAACATAACTTCCTCTTCGAATGCTCGATCAGAAGACTCTGTTGTAAAGATTTCGGAGTGCTGGTTCTCGTACCGAGCGTACTCCATTCCGAACAAGGCGTTGAGGCCCGGCTCTAGCTCTTTCGCTAGTTGTGCGCGTGAAATAGCCATTTTTTAGACCTCCTATACGCCAGTAGACGAAACAGTACCCGCTGCAATTCCGCCATTGGCTGAATTAAACGAAGTATTGAGACGTACGATTAAAGAAATACCTGCAACGGTGAAGTCCGAATTGTCAGGATCGTCTTGAATCCCAATAATCCGCAGCTTGTGAGCAGCAGTGGTAGCAACAGTATTCAAATCAGCAGTAGCCGAAGAAATACCAGAAGTGTTGTTGCCCGCAGTAGCAGTGGCAAAGTTGATGTTTTTGAAAACAGCCGCTCGAACTTCAGCTTCTGTGTTTCTTGTGCCAACTACATTAGACGTTGCAACAGTGAACGTCTGCATTGGGTTGTCGTACACGAACGCCGTAATAGGGAACACTGGGTCCGCACCCGCTGCTGTACCTTGCCAGCTTGCAGAAAAGATTTTCTTGCCATCTGATAAGCGAACAAACTCGCAACCCCAGAACACGCCGAGAAGACCGACGTTACCACCCGCTGCGGCTTGCGCCTCAGAAATAGTACCACCAGCTATAGGTATCACGGGCGAACCCTGATACATTTTAGTGTTGTTGTTAGACGCAATGCGGTACTGAGTTGCCCCAGTAGTGTTCGCACCCTGTCCAACAATGCCGACAGGCCGTAACCCATAAGCTCCGTTAGAATTTGCCATAATAGCACCTCATATGATTAATTGGAGTCGCGTTCGCGGCCTCCAAATGATACACGACTTTGCCGATCATTGTGAATCGGCATCGAAGGATGTTGTTCCTTCATTAGGTCCTGGTCTACAGCTGTCATCTGTTCGCGGGTTCGGCCCCCGTAGTACTCGTTTCTTTCGCGTGCTGTCTGTTCAGGCATTCGGCATAGCATCAGTCCACCTTGTCCTATAACGCCTGCATACCGACCATCGTCAATAGTTGGGGCCTCATAGTTTGGATACTCGTCTTTCCGGACAGGTTCCCATCCTTCACGAAGCTTGGAGTTGACATTCATTTTGTCCTCTTCGCCCCGCATTGCAACTCGTACCCAACGATGCACAAACCCCTCAGGAGGTGTCGGTGCCGATAGGTGGCTGGGCGGTGCCCATGGTTTTCTGCGCGTTTCTTTTTCGCGTGTTTCGCTTTCGCGTGGTTTTCTGTCAGTCATGTCATCAATCCTTTACATACTTTGCGTATTCTTCAAGAGGTACGCCTAGCTTTTTTGCAATTGCAACCGCGGAATGCGATAGCTTGACCGACCTGCGCCCTGTTTTCGTGCTGCGGGATGCGGAGTTACCAGCAGAAGCGACCTGACTTCCTCCACCCGATTTAGTCGTCTTAAACTTGTGAGGAAACTCCTCACGCATACGACGATTGACTTCAGTATAGTACTCATCGTTGTTCGGGTCAAACCCTTCCTCTTCGACGAGCTCCTGATGAATAGTATACGCAGCAGTAGTCATGATTTTATCGCTGCCGAACCATTTGTTCTGATCTTTCCAAGCAACAGCTTTTTCGTCAGGGACAGGTGCCGCCTGACGTTGCTGTTGTACTGGAGCCTGTTGCTCTTGCTGTTGGACAGGCATCTTAGCCTGCTGTTCAGCCCGAGCTTTTGCCGTGTTGTACTGTTGCTGTTGGATAGCAATGTTAGACAAAGCCTGTTGGGCCTCTAACATCTTATCCGTATCTCCAGCTTCGTATGCCTCTTTGTAGATGCGCTTTGCACCTTCGGTTTGAGACTCCAAACGTGTGCCGTACTCCGACAGGTAACCCGTATCCAAAGCCTTCACACGAGTTTTCAACTTGTTGTTCTCATCGATCAGCTGCTGAGACAGCCGAACGGCTTCGGACTTGTCTCGCTCTTCCTGACGGAATTTCTCCGTCAGTTTTTTGATGCGCGACTGCACACCCTTGCTATAAGTGTCTAGCTCTTCTTCGCTAGATGCCTGTTTAACTTTTGGTTCTTCCTGACTTTCAGGTTCTTCCTGACTGTCGGGCTCCTCAAAAGAAATCTCTGTCTCTTCAATTTCTTCAGACATAACTTGCTCCCCTAAACATGCTTGACATCGTCAGGCTCAATAATAGTAGCGATAACCTCGTCATCATTAATGATACGAACCTCGCCACCGTCTATCTTAAACCTGGATCCAGAATAACGGCCAATGCAAACCCATTGTCCCTCCTTGCACCACGGCTCACCACCCGCCCCAAACTTGTCGGGATCCTTGTAAGCCAATGGCCCGAGCTTCATCACATAAGCCACAACCGTGGCTACAGATTCTCGCTCTCGGACTTCGTCTGGAATATATAAACCGCTCTTTGTTTTAGCTTTGCCCTGATACGGCATAACTAAAACCCGCCAGCCTGTTGGCTGCGGAAGTCTTTCTAGTAGCGGTTTTTCTAAAAGGGAGGGGTCCAACACCCGCTCATTAGCGTCAACGTATGCGCTGTCCAAAGCTTCAGGCTCTGCTTTTGCAGGGTCCTTGTCCTTGTTCATTTTCTGCGCAACGTGATCAGGAAGATATAAGGTCTTCGACATCGTCTACGGTTCTCTCCAGCAGGGACTTGATTTCTTCACGAGCGAAAGAGAGTCCCCGTATCTCTCCCACCGACATTTTGTACTGTTCCCAGTCTTTAACAGCACCGCTTGCAAGAGCGCCCGAAATATCTCTCTCGCGCTCTTCAAGTTTCTTGTACATGTACTTTGCCCAATCGACAACATCCATTATAGATTGTCCTTGTATTCCTCTTGTAGGTCAGATGTGATTGGTCCACCTTCCACCCACTCGCTGCATGTACTCTCAGTACTACACACAAACTTGTGCAGTTGACAATAGCCTACGTCCCCAGAGTCGTCCCCGATACAATCCAACATATCCTCGGTCTGGTTGTACATACCGCACACGCCGCAGGTTTCGTCAGAAATCGCGTCCCCGTAGTTGTACTCATACTCTGCCATGTCCATGTTTTCCATGTTCATGTCAGCATCTTGGGTCGGAAGAGGACAAGACTTACCGTCGTCGTCGTCTTCCATCTTATCTACAGGCATCCCCTCTGGAAGGATGCTGATCATAATTGTAGTCATCAATAAGTCTTCCCGCGTTTTGCATTATCACGGACATCACCTTGGCGAACTTCGCCACCGTGAGCAAACTTTTTGGTGTCGTTATCGTCATTATTGTAGGCTCGGCTAGCCATGTCCGAAAAAGTTTTTGCGTCTAATCTACCACTTTCCGTAGGAGTTATTTTCCCGTCAAACATCCTAGCCGAGATGGCATCGCTGATGCGATTCTTAAGATTGGTCCCTCCGGCGGGGCGATTTCTCATATCCTTTTTTGCCTTTTCGGACATGTAAAGTTGAGCTCCATGAAAACTCTTCTCGGTCTTCAGCTTCTTGGGCTTTTTAGATTTATTCTCGGGCATTGTATTTCTCCTAGACCATAAGTTCAAAGTGGGGGCCGTCGATAAACGGGCGGCGGTTCTGTGAGCGGCGCTCATCAATGTAACTGTTCATAGCATCTTCCATTGTGCCACCATGAAACTGCGCAATGTTTGACACTGTCCATGCTGCGCCCCAACGAATAGGA